TTGCATCGGTTGATTTGACAGATGCATCCCTCAGTATTAGAAAAACTTTCACTGTTACGATTGCCAACAATCAAATTACAACTGCTACTCGTCCAGAAGCAGAAGATGGTGAAGTATTTTTACCATTCACTGCAAAGAGATATTCTTTAATTAGAGCAGATGGTACAGTTGAGCAACTGTCTTCGGATAAATTTAACTTCAATAATGATTCTACAATTATTGATACGATTCGTGGTCTTGGTTCAGATACTGAAGCAACATTAATTGCTACTCTGAGAAAATCAAAACCAAAATCAAAGGCAAAAATTAAAAATCCTGTCAATGTTATTACAATTGACAAGTCCAAATACGAAGGATCTGGAACAAATACTGGTGTAGGTAATACCACACTAAACGATGGATTAACTTTTGGCAATTATCCTTTTGCCACAAGAGTTCAAGATGAAGTAATCTCACTGAATAGACCTGATATTATTGAAATTCATGGTATCTATGAATCTGCAGATTTATTAGAAGCATCTGCCCCAAGACTTACTTTCCAAACTTTAAATACTCCATCTGGAACAACATCTGATTTAATTGCAGGTGAAATTTTAATTGGTCAGACAAGTGGAGCGATTGCAATAGTTGCAGAGAAAGTTGCTTCAGACGTTGCATCCGTCGTTTATAAAAATGAAATTAAATTCGTAGAGGGAGAAACTGTTGCATTCCAAGAGTCACAGACTCAAGGATTGATCAGTGCTGTTGTTGCTAACAGTTTTAATATTTCTAATAACTATACGTTCTCTTGTGGTCAAGAAAAAACTTTCTATGATCATGGAACTATTACAAGAAGAGAAGGATCAGAAGAACCTACTAAACAGTTAAAGATTTATTTCTCTTCTGGTTCATATGACTCTACTGATGATGGCGATATTACCACTGTAGAATCATACGATTCTTTCAATTATAGCAGAGAAATTAAATCAATTGATAGAATTTCAAATGCAGATATTATTGATATTAGACCAAGAGTTTCTGACTATACAGTATCTGTTGATGCTAGATCTCCTCTGGAGTTTTTAGGTAGAACCTTTAATCAATCTGGCAATTCCTCGACAAACATTCTAGCATCTGATGAACAAATTATTTGCGACTTCTCATATTATCAGGGAAGAATTGATAGAATCTTCATAACCAAGGATGGAAAATTCCAAGTTAAATATGGAGTTCCATCAGACAACCCAGAAAAACCAGTTGTTGTTGATGATGCTTTAGAGATTGCAACTATACAACATCCTCCATATCTTTACAATAAAGAGCAAGCAGTTCTCGAATTCTTGGAGCACAAGAGATATCGAATGGTCGATATCAAGCAACTTGATAACAGAATCAAAAATCTTGAGTATTATACATCACTTTCTCTCCTAGAGACAAATACTGCCAATCTGTTTGTTTCTGATCAAGATGGATTGAATAGATTTAAATCTGGATTCTTCGTTGATAATTTTAATTCGTTTAAACCACAAGACATTAATACTACTGTTAACAACAGTATTGACCGTAAGAGAAAGGAACTTAGACCAAAACACTTTACAACATCAATTGACCTTCTTGCTGGTCCTGTTGTCAACACAGATCCAACTTCAGATCTCAACTTTAGTATTGTAGAGGGTAATAACGTTAGAAAGCAAAACGATATTGTCACTTTAGACTACGCAGAAGTTGAATGGTTAAAACAATCTTTTGCTACAAGAACAGAAAGTGTCACTCCTTTCCTAATTAGTTTCTGGCAAGGAACTCTTGAACTTACGCCATCTTCTGATAACTGGGTAGATCAAACGAGACTTGAAGCAAAGATTATTAATGCAAGAGGAAACTATGCCGAAACCATGGCAGAGGCAGCGAGAACTCTGAACGTTGATCCACAAACTGGTTTTGCTCCTATTGTTTGGGATGCTTGGAATACTAATTGGGGTGGAACCGAAGTTATTCAATCAACCAGAACAAGAACCGAAAACAACTCCACAACCTTTGGACGTGGTGGATGGATTAATGGTGGAAGCGGTACGGCACAATGGGTTCAAAGAACAACAACTAGAACAATTCAAGAAGAAACTAGAGAAACAATTCAGAATGGAGTTGAATCTAGAAATGGTTTAAGAACTGTTGTTGTTGAAGATATTGATAGAACTTCTGTTGGAGATAGAGTTGTCAGTAGAGAAATTATTTCTCATATGAGATCAAGAAACGTTCAGTTCCTTTCCAAGAGAGTTAAACCCCTAACCAGACTTTATGCTTTCTTTGATGGTGTAGACGTTTCTAAGTATTGTACACCAAAACTCCTTGAAATTACAATGGAGTCTGGAGTATTTGAGGTTGGAGAAAGAGTTGTTGGAAGAATGCCAAGAACTGGATTAGATCAATCTACTACTCCATCAGTTGGAATTCAATTTAGAGTAGCACAATCTAATCATAGAGAGGGTCCATACGATTCTCCAACAAAAACATATCCAAGAAATCCATATACCAGCAATCTGTTGAGTGGACTTTATTCGTCTACTTCTACAATATTGAATGTAGATACATTCTCATTGTCCAATGAACCACAAGGTGAATATTATGGATATGCTGAAACTGGAATGGAACTGGTTGGTGAAACTAGTGGAGCAACAGCAACGATTAATAATGTTCGTCTTGTTTCTGATCTTGGAGCAAATCTTTTTGGAAGTTTCTACATTCCAGATCCAAACCAGTTAGATCATCCTAGATTTGAAACTGGTGACAAGGTATTTACTCTGACAAATACGGAGGACAATGATCCTGATGCAGCAACAACTCTTGCTGATGAAACGTATTCTGCATCAGGAACTCTTGAAACCGTTCAAGAAAATATTATTTCAGTAAGAAATGCTAGAATTGAACAAAGACAAGAATTCCAAGAGAGAAATGTAAATAGAAATCTTGGAACTGAGGTTGTATCTAGTAGAGTCACTGGGCAGTCTAGTAGTGAAAGAGTTGTTGGGTGGTATGACCCTCTTGCACAATCATTCTTAGTAGAAGATGATACCGGTGTTTTCATTACTAAGTGCGATATATTCTTCAGAACAAAAGATGATGGAACTACTCCAGTAGTATTCCAATTGAGAACCATGAAGAATGGATTCCCAACACAAAACGTATTACCATTCTCTGAAATTGTTTTAGATCCAGAGGAAATTCAAACATCCTCTGATGGTTCTGTTGCTACTACTTTTGAATTCAAAGCACCAGTTTATCTGGAAGGTAGAGGTCAAGAATATGCAATTTGTTTAGCATCTAACTCTACTAAGTATAGCGTTTACATCTCCAGAATTGGAGAAAATGATCTTCTCTCTGATACCTTTATCTCAAACCAACCATATCTTGGATCTCTGTTCAAATCACAAAACGCTTCAACTTGGGAACCAAGTCAGTGGGAAGATTTGAAGTTTACCATGTATAGAGCAGACTTCCTGGAAAGTGGTGATGTTAACTATTACAATCCAGAGTTGTCCAGAGGAAACAAGCAGATTGCATCTCTTGCACCAGACTCCTTGGTCTTTAATTCTAGAAGAATTAGAGTAGGTCTTGGAACAACAGTTGCCGATTCCTATGAAATAGGCAATACCTTCACCCAATTCAATACAAATGCCTCTGGTGATCTTGTCGGAACTGCTGGTTCTATAACTAGTGATTTAAACATCACTAGACCTGGTATTGGTTACACTCCAGTAAGTGGAGGATTCACTTTCAATAACGTGGATCTGGTAACAATTACAGGAAATGGAAGAGGTGCTAAAGCAGATATTACTGTAAACAATGGTATTGCTATTGGAGCAACGATCACAGGAAACGGAGGATCTGGATATCAAGTTGGTGATCTTCTTGGTATAACAACAATGGGTCTGTCTTTGGGTAGAAACTCAAGACTCAGTGTTGTATCAATCGGTGGCACTAGTGAACTAATCTTTGATAATGTTCAGGGTAACTTTATCACAGGAGTTGGAAATACTCTCTTCTACGCCAAGAGCACTGGTATTACAACTACTCTGAATTATGATCATGGTGGAGCAGTTGATATTAATACGATTGTCGTTGATCATGATGGAGAGCATGTAAAAGTCAATCATCAAAACCATGGAATGTACTTTGATGATAACTTAGTTATTATTAGTGGTGTAGAATCCGACGTAAAACCAACCAAACTCACATCACCAATTGGTGCAGGATTTACTGGTCAAATTTCAGTTGATAGTACTGTTAATTTTGGTACTTTTGAGGGTGTTGGTGTTGGAACAACTAACGTTGGTTTAATACGAATCGGAGATGAAATTATTGAATATACTAACGCTAGTGGATCAGCTCTTGGTGGAACCATTACTAGAGGAGCATCTCCTAAAAATTATGAAGTTGGAACTCCAGTGTTCAAGTATGAGTTGAATGGAATTAGTCTCGATAGAATCAATACGTTACACAATCTATCTGATGTAACAGTTACGAATCCAATAACATTTGATTCTTATCACATTAAACTTGATATGTCAACTAAATCAAATGTCAATAATGATGATAGAAGTGATAATGCTGGATATCCTAGACTTTATGCCAATCGGTCGAAGTCTACTGGCGGATATGATATCAGAGCAACGCAAAACATTCCATATGAAATCATTACACCACAAGTTCAAAATCTTACTGTTGCAGGAACAAACCTGACAGCAGAGGTTAGAACAACTACTTCTCAAAGTATTGATGGTAATGAACTTCCATATCTTGACAATGGATTTGAGGCAGTTGCAATCAATGAATCCAACTATCTTGAAACTCCAAGATTAGTTGCAGCAAAAGTGAACGAAGATGTTCAGATGGGTAATGTAACTGGTAATAAGTCTCTTGAAATGAGAATGGTCTTGACCACCACTGATAGTCGTATTTCCCCTGTCATTGATGGTCAAAGAGTAAGTGCGATCTTGACTTCTAATAGAATCAATCGTCCAATCACTGATTATGCAACGGACAGTAGAGTCAATGGATTAAATACTGATCCAAATGCTTGTCAATACATCTCCAAAGAGATTGTTTTGGAGAACCCTGCATCAAGTATCAAGATCTTGGTTGGCGCACATGTCAACGAAGAAGCGGATATTAGAGCATTCTACGCAATTAGTGACAAGGAAGGATTCAATCCTATCTTTGAACCTTTCCCTGGTTATGATAACTTGAATACCAGAGGCGAAGTTATTGCAGATGAAGATAGTGATGGTAGATCAGATGTATTGATTCCAAAAGCAACCTTCAAAGGTTTTGAAGGGGAGCAATTGGAATTCAAAGAGTATACCTTTACTCGCGATCAATTGCCATCATTCAAGTCATTCAAGATTAAACTTGTAATGACCTCCACAAATCAAGTTTACGTACCTAGACTGAGAGACCTGAGAGTAATCGCATTAGCATAATATGGAAAAGTATACAGTTGATGGTCACAAGGATCTCGCAAGAGATCCTAGTACCAATTCTATAGTCAATGTTGATAACATTGGATATGATCAATACATTGCTAGTCGAAATGCTAAAAGTGAAAAGAATCAAAAAGTACAGACGATGGAGGAAGATCTTGCTAATGTGAAGAATGAACTTGATGAAATTAAGTCACTACTAAAGGAGTTAATCAATGGATCCAAATGAAATTGAGATAAAAGGTTTAGAAAAATCTTTTGCGTACCAGAAAATTGCATCTGAGATAGATAGTTGTGATGACCTCGAAATGCTAAAAAATGTTGCAAAGTCTTTTGCAAAATTATATTATAAACAGCAAGAAACAATCGCAATCATAGGATAATAGAATGCCTAGTAGAAACATTACGTTTGATCCAGATTCGGGAGTTCCAAGTGCTTCCAATTTAAATTTGTATACTGGCGCAGATTTTTCTTTAAATCTAAATGTAAAAACTGTTTCAAATTCAGCATTTGATTTAACAAATTACACTGGATCATCCCAACTTCAAAAAACGACAGGAATTGGTGCAACAATATCACCAAATGCAACCTTTACTGTTGGTATTACCAGTGCTGTTGATGGTCTTTTAAATGTTTCTCTAGGATCTACTGATACCAGAAGTTTAAGTGAGGGTAGATATATGTATGACGTTCTTGTTAGTTCTGGAAGTACAGTATATACCTTAGTAAACGGAAGTGTTTACGTATATTCTGGAATTTCTTCAGCACCCTAAATACACTTAGGAAACTTGTAAATAAATGGCGCAACCAGCAAGTAGGACAGAATTAGTTGACTATTGCAAGAGACAGTTGGGCGCTCCTGTATTAGAAATTAATGTCGCAGACGAACAAGTTGATGACTTAGTTGATGATGCTCTGCAGTATTTTCATGAAAGGCACTTTGATGGAGTATCACAAACCTTTCTGAAATATAAAATCACACAGGATGATATTGATAGAGGTAGAGGGATAGAAACGGGTAGTAACATTGGTATTACAACAACAACAGTTACAAAGACTGTTGGAATTACAACCCAATTTAGTTTTGAAGAGAACGGTAATTACTTGCAGGTTCCACCTTCAGTTATTGGTGTAACTAAAATATTCAGATTTGATGGAACAAACACTGTAACAAATAATATGTTCAGTGTTAAATATCAGTTATTCCTCAATGATATCTATTACTGGGGATCGACTGAAATTTTGACATATGCAATGACAAAGAGATATCTGGAAGATATTGATTTTGCTTTGAACACTGAGAAAGCAATCAGATTTAATCAAAGATCAGACAGACTTTATCTGGATCTTGACTGGGGATCTGTATCGGTCGGTGACTATATTATCATTGACTGTTATCGTTTATTAGATCCAAACGATCACACTAGAGTATACAATGATTCTTTCCTGAAGAGATATTTAACTGCTCTGATAAAAAGGCAGTGGGGACAGAATCTAATTAAGTTCCAAGGAGTAAAACTTCCTGGTGGAATTGAACTAAATGGAAGACAACTTTACGATGACGCTGAAAAAGAATTAGAAAATATTAGAGAGGTAATGTCAAATACATACGAACTTCCTCCTCTTGATATGATAGGCTGATGTTAAATCCATATTTTACTCAAGGCACTAGATCTGAACAGAATTTAGTTCAGAATTTGATCAACGAACAGTTGAGGATGTATGGTGTTGACATATATTATATTCCAAGAAAATATATAACAGAAAAGACTATCATTAGAGAGGTAGTCCAATCAAAATTTGATGATGCTTTGCCGATTGAAGCGTATGTTGATAACTATGACGCATATTCTGGTGCTGGTGATCTTCTGACAAAATTTGGAATTGAATCAAAGGATGAGGTTAGACTAATCATATCTAGAGAAAGATATGAAAATTATATTACCCCATTGATTCAGGGAAAAGCAAATATAAAACTTTCTACACGTCCAAAGGGTGGAGATCTAATTTGGTTCCCATTGGATGATCGTCTTTATGAAATTAAAGACATTGAGTATGCAAAACCATATTATCAGTTACAAAACCTTTATGTTTATGAATTATATTGCGAACTCTTCCGCTATCAGGATGAGGTTATTGCTACTGGAATCGATGAGATTGATAATGAACTTATTGGTGACGAATCTGATGGAATAACGGATGATGGTATCAATACGATTCAAGGTTACACACAAACATTGAATTTGGTTGGAACTGCATCACAAGCGACTGCAGTAACTGGAATTGCTACTGGAGTTATTAGAAATATTACTATCACTAACAGAGGTGGTGGATATAAGGTAAAACCATCCGTAGGAATTGGTTCTGCACCTGTTGGAGGAGTAACTGGTATAGCAACCGTTAGAATGATTAGTGGAATCAACGTATGTAACTTGAATACAAACGCTGCTCTGAAATCAGTACAGCATGTGGATTTGGTCAATGCTGGTTCTGGATACACTGTAGCACCATCAGTTAGAATATATGGTGGTGGAGGGACTGGTGCCGCTGCAACTGCTGCTATAGGAGATTATGGCGTAGGTATCGTAACAGTTACTGCAGCGGGTGGTGGATATGTATCTGCTCCACAGATAACATTTACAAACGAAGTATTCAGAACAGGTGTTACAACAGTATCAGCAGCTGCTACAGCAGTTGTTAGTTCCTCTGGCGCAATTACTGCCATTAACATAACAAATGCTGGTCTTGGATATTCTGTAGCACCTACAATTAGCATTGCTGCTCCTGGTACAGGCGGTAGTGGAACCTTCGCATTCAATGAATCCGTTACTGGTTCTGTTTCCGGAGCAACAGGAATTGTAAGATCTTGGGATTCTACCACCAATGTTTTGGAAGTAAGTTCAGTTAGTGGAACTTTCTCTCTTGGAGAAAGTATTGTTGGATCTACATCTGGTGCTTCTAGATCACTACTGACGATTGATAGAAATCCTGACAATGATCCGTTTGCAGATAACTTTAATATTGAAGCAGCAGCAGATGCTATCATAGATTTCTCTGAACAGAACCCATTCGGCATACCCTAAATACAATTACGTTATTGCCAAATATAAACTTAGGTTTAAATCATGTTTGAGTATTTTTACAACGAAATTCTGAGAAGGACTATCATTTCGTTCGGAACTTTGTTTAATGCGATTAGCGTTAAACAAGAGGGATCTGATATAAGAATTCCTCTGGCATATGGTCCTACCCAAAAGTTTTTGGCAAGAATTGAGCAATCTCCAGATCTCAATAAACCCATGGCAATTACATTGCCAAGGATGTCTTTTGAGTTTACTGGGTTGACATATGATCCTTCTAGAAAAGTAACAACCACACAACAGTTTAAAGTAAAAGATCCAAATAGTAACACAGACGTAAAAAAATCTTTTATGCCTGTTCCCTATAATATGGCATTTGAACTGTCTATTTACTGCAAACTGAATGATGATGCTCTGCAGATCATAGAGCAAATTTTACCATACTTTCAACCTCAATATAATTTGACAGTTGAATTGGTAGAAGAGATTAAAGAGAAGAGAGACGTTCCTATTGTTTTAGAAAACATAACAATAGATGATCAATACGAGGGAGATTTCACCCAAAGAAGAGTTCTTCTTTATACTTTAAGATTTACAGCAAAAACATATCTGT